CTGAATGGTTTTATGTTGGCTTTAAGTGTGCTTTAGAATATGGATTCCCCCAACCAGTAGAAGAAGATGAAAATGACTTTTTTATTCATCAAGAAAACAACAGAGATGCTTTTTTTCACGGAATGGGAGTGGGTGAGGAATATAAAATTCCTGATGGCTTTGTTCGTATTGATCAGTATGGCAATGAAATAACAACAAAAGAACACCTAATAGAACACGGATGGTGTATGAAAACCCCAATGGAGAAAGATGATGAGTAAAATAGGAGCAATAGTTATACAGGCACAAGAAGATGTTGCTAGTGGAATGACCTTGTCTAATTTCTTAAAGGAATATGGTCATAGTTCTTTATGGATTTGGGAACAGGCAAATGGTGAAGCACCTGATGAGGGAGAATTTTTATCAGAGGCAGACTATTTACGACATCTAAATAAAAAAGTTGCTGAAGATTTAGAAAGTTTAGGTGAGGATAGACCTCTTAGTGCTTATGGAAAATCTATCGCTGAACAAACAGATGAGGAAATACAAACAGAACATTGGGCAGATGATAGGCGAATAAGAACCTCAGACTTCTAATGAAAACAAATAAGAAAACTATTTATAAAGAATTAAAAAAAACTTTTGATTCTATAGATTCTGAAAGGTCTGTTGTAGGTGGTCTATTAATAGATCCTTGTTTGGATCGTGTCTTAGGTACTGGCTTGGTATATGATGATTTTAGTGATGATAAACTAAGGTATATCTTTGGTTGTATTGTAGATTTAGTTGATGCAAAAAAACCTGTTGATATATTAACTGTCAGGGATTACATTGAATTACAGGCACAACCCAAGAGTAGATCTTGGGCAGTAGACTTTAAAGACCTTGGTTTTTTAGCCAATGATTGTGTTGGTTTAGAAAATATTGAGGTTTATGCTAATCACATTCGTACTTGTAGAATTTCTAATGATATTGAATTATGTAAGTTCAACATTGATTATGATAACTATCAAGAAACTGTTGATGAGATTCAAAAGTTAGAAAATGAATTATTGGATCGTGATGAAAACTCTATGAGGAATATTGTATCTAAAACAATAGATTATATAGATGATGTTACTGTAAATGGTACTGGGCTATCGAGTGGCTTTGAATCTTTAGATGCTCTCACTTCAGGATTTAGACAAGGATCATTAAATGTCTTAGCAGGTAGACCATCTATGGGTAAGTCTACACTTGCCCTCAATATAGCAAACCATCTAAGTAGTTCTAAGAATGTACTTTTTTTCTCTTTAGAAATGAGTCAGGTACAGTTAATGCTTAAAATGGTATCAAGTGAAACAAGTCTACCTATGCACAAAGTTGAACGAAACCAATTATCTGAAAATGAAGAACAGGTTTTTTACGAAAAACTTGCCCAAGCAGGTAACAAGAATATGAGCATTATTGATAGGGGTGGGCTAAGTGTAAAAGATATTTCTTCAATGGCTAGAAAAATGAATACAGATAGAAAACTTGACATCATCCTGATTGACTATCTACAAATTATGAAATATGACAAAGGAAGAGAGGTTTCTGAATTAGGTAACATAACAAGAGAGTTAAAATGCCTCTCTAAAGACCTTCAGATACCCATAATCCTATTATCTCAGTTGAGTAGGGGGGTAGAGAGCCGAGAGAATAAAAGACCTTATATGAGTGATTTACGCTCTTCTGGTGAAATTGAGCAAGATGCTGATATTGTTATGTTTGTTTATCGAGATGAATATTATCACAAAGATACATCTGATACTGGACTAGCAGAACTTATCGTTGCTAAGAATAGAATGGGGCAAATAGGTTTTGTGAAATGTGAGTTTCACGGAGATTATTCTAAATTTAAAGATATGGAGATTGATATATATGGCTTATCTGATTAGTGTTAATAAATACACTAAGTCGGCAGAGGGGAAACCTTGCCAAATGAGATTAGAGGGATGTATGCCTGATAATGAAACTGTAGTATTTGCCCACTTGAGTGGAGCAGGTATGGGTTTGAAAGCACTTCCCATACACGGAGCGTACCTATGTTTGAACTGCCACGATATTTATGATGGTAGGAAACAACTAGATCCACCTATTGAGAGAGAGTTTCTTGAATTAGAAATGTTAAGAGCAGTAATAAATACTCAAAGGTTGATGGTAAAAACTGGTATAATCCCCCTATAGTTATTAAAAATAAAAATTAGGGCATAACATAATTTAAAACTGGTATTTCAATTAGTGTTGTCTTTACTGAAGTTGTGTCCTAATCTTTGTTAATTTTTAAAAGGAGAAAATATGTTAGAGAAAATTATGAAAGGTGCTGATGCTTCGATTGATATTGGCATAAAATTAATCAGTTTATCTATAGTGTTACAAGTTATATTTGGTAATAATGTAGCATTTCTAACTGGAGATGTTATTGGTTCTATACTAAATATAGTTTGGACACTTGGTAATGCTGGACTCGTTGGCATCATAAGTGCCGTAATTATCTACAAGTTGCTTGACAAGGACATTACGAAGGAGTTGTCAAAATGAAAGAGATAATGGATATGGTCTTGAAAAATAGATCATTAACAGTTTTTTTGGCTATAGTAGTCGTGGTACTACTTTTTGGTTGGATAGGTGGCTAAAGAAAACCTAATAACAAACCCCTCACACTACACCCAAGGCAAAATAGAGGCTAAAGACTTTATTGTAGATCAAGAAATGACTTGGGCAATTGGAAACGCAGTCAAATATCTTGTTAGATATAGATGGAAACACAAGGGTGAGGGGAAAATACAAGATTTACGCAAGGCTATTGAGAATATTCAAATCCAAATAGATAGTATGTTGGATGATGGTATAAAATGAGCCATAACAAACCACACCCCATTAAGAACAAACTGCAACACGCAGTAAGACATAGCGTGTTGTGGCATCCTAGAATAATTATCGACAAAAAAAAGGAAAGTAAAAAAAGGGGATTGTGGTGCAATGACTATAAACAGAATAATCTATAGAGATAAACCTAAAGCAGATATATGCAAATCTTTAGTTAAAGTCTTTTGGAAAGAAAACCCCGACTGCGAAGTAGCAACAATATCAATCACCAAAGATAAGCCTAAGAGGAGTGATGCTCAAAACAGGCTTTTTCATAAATGGAGAGATATAATTGCAGAAGAAATGGGCGAGTCAAAGACAGAAGCCAAAAAACTAATCAAAAAAAAATTCAATGTAGTGTCAACCAAAAACTTAGAAGTTGAAGAGTTTGTAGAATTTCTAAGAGATATTGATAATTTTTTTGGTGGTGAATATAAAATAAAATTACCCAGAAACGAAGATTATAATTTGGCTATGTACAATGTTTACAAGAAATCATAAAGAGAGATTAGAAGATGTCAATGACACTCTAAGAGAGGCTATGGAAATTGCAAGGGAAGAAGATGGTGAGAGGGATCTTGAAATGAGAAAACTTTTAAAATCAGCAATAAATACCATAGATATTGTTACTGGTGGCTTCTATGCAGGAAATTATGAGGATGGTTTTTGATATAGATCCTTGCCCTGCATCAAGACCAAGAGTTTCCAGATGGTCTACATACTACCCTAAGAAGTACACTCAGTTCCGAAAAGAAATGAAAGCACTAACAAGTGAGATGGAAACTATTCCCTCTGAAAAACTCATTAGTGTTGATATAGAGTTCAATGTCAGGATTCCAAAGTCCTGGTCTAAGAAGAAAAGCAAAGAAAAGAATGGACAATATTGCGATAATAGTTGTGATATAGATAACTACCTAAAGGCAATACTTGATTCCCTGAATGGGGTTCTTTTTGTGGATGACCGACAGGTCGTAGAGGTTTACGCTAGAAAGCGATATAGTGATAAACCTAACATTAAATTCGCAATGAAGGAGTTAGAATGACTGTAAAGAGATTGGAAATGTGTGAGTTATTATCAAAGGATTATGCAAATAGGGCATCTAATAGGGGAATGGATTATAAGAAGTCTTATGATAGTTATATGAAACGAACACAGAAACTAAAATCTCAAGAGTTATTAGAACGCTTTTCAATAGTTGATAAGTTTAGATCAATAATAAAATCTAATAGAAATGATGAATATATTATCACGAAAAGTGATGATGATTGCGAGGATGGTGTATGCAAACTATAGTATTAATAATAGTATTACAAGTGGTAGTAACTTTACTGACAGGGTGTAGTGTGTTTCAAAATAAAATAGAAGAAATGGATAGGCTGAATTGTAAACCAGTAGATTCAGAGATGTGTTTGGGGTGGGAAGTTGGAGAGTTCTAAAAAGAAAAAGAAAGATAAGAAGCGACCACCACCTTTAGCACCTTTATCGCCTTTTAGTTAGAAACTAAGGACTTAACATTCCTTTATAATGCCCCGATTCGTTAAGCCTTTTTTGTGAGGCTGGCTTTCCAGGATGTAGATAATAATTTTGAATTATCTCGGTATAACGCTCAACAGGATCTTCAATGTGTGGGTTCTTGTCGAAACTTGTATTTAATTTCGACCTTGCTCTCCATCCTATATCATGTCCGTACCCATCTCTTGAAGATGTGGCAGGTTTATTATAATTTTTGTTGTCGGTGAAAAACTGGAGTTGACTTTCGTTGCTATCAGTACGACCTGTTGTTTTCAGCCATGCTAAATAATCACTTAAATGTTGGACACTAGGAGAGTCTGTAAATTGAAGCAACCCATAACCACTACCACCAACCTGTTTTTGAGTGTAGTCGAATGAGCTTCCAGTTTCCACAGCAATATTTCCCATAAGGGCAGCTATATAATCTTCGCTATAACCTAGCTTCCTTAAATTATCTAAGGTTTGTTGCTCATTTTGAGTTAACATTCCGTGCATAATTATAAACTTATCCTTTTAGTAGGTTTTAAATCTACAAATTCCTCTTTCTTGATTGAATCATACTTACCTGTTCTGGGATTATATTCAAGAGAGGACTCTTTTACCCATGATGGTTTCTGACCATACAATTTCATAGCTTCCTTATGACCTTCTTTAGTCTGCCAGTAAGGGTCTTTTTCATCTACACTCCACCAATTTGTGCCTTCAGCCATTACAAATCCTGGTTTCTCCCCTCTTAGATTTTCCATCCTCTTGACAGGTTTGTTTCTGCCCTCATCTTTAGTTTTAGAGGTAAAGTCAAGCATACCCTGAAACCAGGCATTTTTTAATACCTCACCTGCTAATGCTGCTTCTTCAAGTTTTTGTATTTTTGCCTCTGACAAGGCTTGATCATAAATAGACTGTTCTATCTCTGGTGGTGTCATCATTCTGGGTACTACTTCTGTGGCTATCAATTGCTGACTAAATGGTATAGGTGTGCCATCCGCAGTAAATTGTTGTCCATCTACCCATTCCGTAGGTCTTGGTATGTTTACAAGATTGCCATTATCATAATAATAAAATTGCATGGGGTCTAACATACCCCTAACATAATTATTTGTACTTTCTTCATAAGCCATATCAGTCACTTGTCCTTTCAGTTAGTGGTTCTCCAAATCCCCAAACCTCACCTAAAGAATCTTTAGTTTCTTCAGGTATGTTGGAAACACCTTGTTTTGCAAAAAGAGAGGCAGGTATATCACCTCTTATTGCACTTAAAACAATTGGTATCTGTTCTTCAGGTACTTTCTTGTTTCTAAGCATTTTTTCTATTTTGCCCATAGCTTTTTCATTTATGCCACTCTTAGAATATGCGTTCATAACAGCATTTTCAAATAAAGGACTTCTTAATAAACTGTTTAATGCTGTCATGCCAATTACACCACCTATTGCCCCACCCATAGCAAGACCACCACCAGCACCAACACCGTGTGCTATTATTCTGCCCCAAAAAGCAGCAGCACTTCCTTTACCATCTGCTTTTTCAATAATAGTAGCCCATCTATTCATATTTATATCATCAGCACCTGGATAAAGTTTTTGCAGAGTTTGTCTGCCAGATTCAGTTTTAAAATATTTTAAAAAACCACCGCTTTCAAATAGTTTTTCGTTAAGAGTGTTTCTTAATAACTCTCTATGATTTTCTACAAGGTCTTTATTTCCAGAATGTAAGGCAATCTTTTTAATTTCCGTAAAATAATCATCTATAAGAATTGAGGATTTTTGTGGGCTGTTGATTAAGGTATAAATTAAGTTTTGTGCTTTACTTTGTTCTTCTGCTGCATTTTTTATAGAATTATTTAATTGTGCATATTGACTAAATTCATCATCTAATGCTTTTACTTCTTCACCTTTACCAGCTTTCTTTGCCCATTTTGCAAATTCTTGTCTAACTTTTTTATTATGAAATTCAAGGACTGTTCTAATATTTGAATTTTTTGGGTCATAAGTAGCATCTCCAATAATCCTTCTCATTCTTCTTATAACTTGTGTGGGTGTTAATTGATCTCCACTAATTGCAATATTTTTTGGTGTTCTTTTTAATCTAGTCATCAAGAATGTTAGATTTGCAAGTTGGTCTTTGGGTACATTGTCTATTAAATTGTTATATAAATCTTGTACATTTGTCGCACTAATATCTAGTTCACCAATTTCCCTGTATCTTGTTTTAAACATTTGATCTATATCTTCTAATTCCTTCTTTAAAGAAAGATTAGCTGCTCTTGCTGCATCTGCACCACTAGGTGTTTTGTCTTTATTTCCTTTAGCTATATCTTCTAAGTGTTTCGTTATTCTATTAATGTAACCTGGAGGAGAAAATCCAAATGCAGAAGCAGCCTCTTTTTCTACACCTTTTTTTGCAACTGTAGAAGCACCCAAAATATCAAGGATAGATTCATAACCTTCTTTTCCAGCTTTTATTGGATGTGCTCCAATTTTAAACAATTTTGTTCCGCCTAAAACTAAAGGTTTTACAGCAGGTGCAGCTATAAAACCTAGAGCAGCGTTCATACCTAATCTGCTAAAATCAAAATCTTTTTTAAATGGCTCATCAACAAGATTTCTTTCAATAATTTGTCGTTCTGCATCTGAAAGTGCAGCCCAACCTGCACCTGCTGTACCAGGAAACAATACATTTCTAATCATCCATCGTAAAGCACCCTTTCCCCCAGCTTTTATAGCCACATTTTTTGCAATTCCAGCACCACCAAGATTAGTTATATCTGTACCACCAGCAGCCACTACCCCTTTTACTTGCTCTAATAAATCTCTTGAGCCTTCACCTCTTGGTTTAGTATTATCGTATATGTTAAATCTTCTCCACATCTTTTGTCTTTCAGTTATAGGTAGTTGCGACCAATCTTTCATAGCAAAGATACCACCATGTGTTAAGTTGTACTCTACAGAGTTCCAATATTCAAAGTCTTTTTCTTGTAAATCTTCTACAGGCGTTTCAATATCGTCATAATGTTGTCGTAGGTCATTACTGTATCTTTCACTAAATTTGTAATTTGTAGTTAAATCGTCAAAAACTAAATCGTTATTAAAATCTAAATCTGCAAAAGCATCAATAACTATTTGATCAGGTGGTTTTTGACCATTGTTCCACGGAAATTTAAGTGTAAAACCTGATATTGGATGTGTGAAATTATGCGTTTTAGTTTCTGCCATTACTGTCCTACCTCGTACTTATATATACTTTGAACTTCATTATTCACATTGTTTGCATTGCCATCATCTTCTAAAGCAGCTTGAATTTGAGCAGCAGTAGGGGCTTTTGGTTTTTTACCGCTTGTGTTATACCAATGATGTAAATGTGTTTCCCACTCAACTTCAGATACAGGTATACCAGAAGCCTTTGCAACTTTATCAGCTTCAGTAAACCATCTATTCCACTCAACTGCCAAATCACTCTGAAACTGCGCCCAATTTTTCATGGTTTGCAAAATAAGTAAATTACCAGCTTTTGTATTTTTTAAACCAGGTGAGGCATCAATAAAAGCATCCATTTCTTTATCTGATATTGAGCCTTTAGTTTTTTGAATCCATTGAGTAACAGCTTGCATAGAATTTCTACGATACATTTCTTCTGACATATTTTCGTCTTTAGATGCAAATCCAATACTAACCATAAATTTCTTAAAGTTACTTAACCCTTCGCCAGCACTACCAGAATAAACATCGTCTAACAAATCTATAGATTGGTTTATAGAATATAAAGAATCTCTTGCATTACCAGCATCTAAATAAATTTTAGTTTGCAATTCGTGAACTGCTTGAGCACTTAATTTAGCACCTTCAATAAATCCTGCTTCTGCTGAAGTTTGTCTATTTAAAGCTGTATATTTCTTAAATACTTCTGCCTTGCACGCTTGGTCAGCTTTTCTCCAACCACCAGCATCAATAGCACATTGTACAAACTCTGCTGCCATATCCATACTTACTTCTTTAGTAGTCAGTTCTCTTTCTTTTTCATCTTCTGGAAGATTAGCCATCATTTCTTGTACTTTAGCAGCGTGTTCTGTAAAGCCATTTGCAAACAATTCATTTATAGCATTTGTATAATCTTCTTTAGTATTCATAGAAGAATATTTTTGCAATATAGTATTTAATAATTGTTGTTTGGCTTCTTTTTCTTTGTGTGCTGTAACTGCTGGTTCTTCAATGCCAAACATACTACGAGCACCTTGAGCCATACGCTCACCACCTTGAGCAGCTAAATATACAGTTCCACTTCCTTTAGGTAGTCCTGCTGCTTCCGTTGCTATTCTTGCTCTTTCATCTGCTAGTATATCGTCATATAATCCCATATTATTCTCCTAACTAAAAAGTCCACCTATCATACTTCCTATTGCACCACCAGCTGACCCACCTAATCCTGTTCCTACTATTCCTAATATATTAGCTAAAGAACCACCTTTTTTGGCTTTGGTGTCCATTTGATTTGTATAAGCAGTTCCTAAAGATGTTGGTGGTGCTGCATCAACACCCATAGCAATGTTTTGTGATAGTTGATTTAACTGCCCTTTGTTTATAGCATCTATTATTCCAGCACCTTGCTGCTGTTGTGTTGATATTGCACTAGCTATATTTTGTGCGTTCAGTATATCTTCAGATAGAGCCTGTTGATTAGCCATATATTGATTTTGTGTCAATCCACCTTGTAGTTGTCCACCATGAGATGAACTAAGCATACCTCCCGCCTTTAAACGCTCTAATAATTGAGCTGTTTGATAATCCTGTGCTTGTTGCATGGCTGGTCTTTTCAGGTCATACATTTGCTGACCTAAAGCATAAGGATCTAAGTTTGATAGTTTATCGGCAAAACCTTGTTGTTGTCCATACAGAGAAGTCAACATTCCTTGTGCTGCTCCACTTGGAGCATATTGCAAAGTATTGGTAGCCTCATCATATACAGCATCACCATACGCCAGACCAGTTGTACTTCCAGGTCTAGCAGCAGATACTTGATCCTTCCACATTTGTTGGTTAGCAGCTACATTCTGACCTGCTAATTTATCAGCATACATACTTTCACCTAATCCAATGGCTTGTGTGCCTAGACCTGTGTACCATGGTTTATTACCTGGTCTTGGAGTAACTTTTCCAAATGGTGTAGGTTGGCTATAAAAGGCATTTTTACCCATTGCTCCAAATGCTTCTGTTTCAAATCCCATCTTAATCTCCTGTTCTTGTAAAACTATTATTATCTATTGCTGTTCCTGCTGCACCACCTGCACCGCCTGAACCAGTACCATCTCCTGATTGTCCATTTTGACCAGAAGAACCAGCAGAATT